AGGTTTCCCGGCAATGAACATATTGGCGCTTTTGGGTGCGATAGTTATGACATATCAGGAACAGTTGACGGCAAGGGATCTAAGGGTGCACTACATGGGTTAACTAAGTTTAGCATGGAAAATGCTCCTCCAAATTCATTTTTTTTAGAATACATTGCAAGACCACAAACTTCTGAAATGTTTTTTGAAGATGTACTTATGGCTTGTGTGTTTTATGGAATGCCCATATTAGCTGAAAATAACAAACCTAGGTTATTGTACTATTTTAAAAGAAGAGGGTATAGAGGCTACTCAATGAACAGACCGGATAAGATATGGAATAAGTTATCGGTAGCTGAAAAAGAAATAGGTGGAATTCCAAACTCCAGCGAAGATATTAAACAAGCTCACGCAGCTGCTATAGAAGCTTATATAGATAAATACGTAGGTTTAAAAGCAGATGGTCAATATGGGGACATGTATTTCAACAACACCTTAAACGATTGGGCAAAATTTGATATAAATAAAAGAACAAAGTTTGACGCCGCTATAAGTTCAGGCCTTGCTATAATGGCCTGTAATAGGCATTTATATAGGCCAGTTGCCCCTGTTCAAAAACAAAAGTTAAATTTAAATATTGCTAAATATAAAAATAGCGGTACAATATCGAAAATAATAAAATAACGTATGGCTGAGTCAGTTGTAAAAAGTTTTTTTCCTAGCCAAGTTGCTAGTGACGAAGAAAAAATGTCATCAGAGTATGGCCTTCGGGTAGGTAGAGCTATTCAGGACGAGTGGTTTAAATCGGACTCCGGTACTTCGAGATATAGAAGCAATCAAAATACATTCCATCATTTAAGGTTATACGCAAGAGGCGAACAGCCAATACAAAAGTATAAAGATGAATTATCAATAAATGGGGATTTATCATATCTTAATTTAGATTGGAAACCAGTACCAATTATTTCTAAATTTGTAGACATATTGGTTAATGGTATTTCAGAAAGGTCTTTTGATATAAAAGCTTATTCACAAGATCCTTATGGTGTAAGCAAAAGGACTGCTTATATGGAATCTATTATACGTGATATGCAGACCAAAGAGCTAAACGAATTTGCAGAAGCGGAATTTGGTATTAATCTTTTTGAAAACAATCCGGATCTTTTACCCGATAGCCAAGAAGAGTTAGAGCTACATATGCAGCTAACATATAAACAAGCTGTAGAGCTAGCTGAAGAGCAGGCAATACAGACTTTGTTAAATGGTAATAATTATGATTTAACAAAGAAAAGAGTTATATACGACCTATCTGTTATAGGTATTGGCGCTGTAAAAAATAGATTTAGTAAATCTGAAGGTGTTGTGGTTGATTATGTTGATCCAGCTAATTTAGTTTACTCGTACACCGAGTCTCCTTACTTTGATGATATATATTATTGCGGCGAGGTTAAAAGTATACCTTTAAATGAACTAAAAAAGCAGTTTCCAGATTTAACACAAGAAGACCTAGAGCAGATATCTAAGCAGGGCTTTCAAAACAATGGCTTTTACGACAGGACTATTAGAAATTACGATCAGTCCGACAGTAACACTGTACAAATACTGTACTTTAATTTTAAGACTTATATGAATGAAGTTTATAAAGTTAAAGAAACCGCCACAGGGGCAAGTAAAATATTAGTAAGAGACGATCAATTCAATCCGCCTATTGAAATGCTTGAAGAGCAATTCGGAAAACTTTCAAGATCATTAGAGGTTTTATACGAGGGTGTTTTAGTTTTAGGCACTAATTATTTGCTTAAATGGGATATGGCAAAAAATATGATGCGACCAAAAAGCGATCATACTAAAGTGCTTATGAATTACAGTATTGTAGCCCCAAGAATGTATAAGGGTAAAATAGAATCTATAGTTAGCCGCATAACAGGGTTTGCGGATATGATACAGCTGACGCATCTTAAATTACAGCAAGTAATGTCAAGAATGATACCTGACGGCGTTTATCTTGACGCAGATGGTTTAGCTGAAATAGATTTGGGTAATGGAACAAACTATAATCCGCAGGAAGCCTTAAATATGTTTTTCCAAACAGGTTCTGTAATAGGAAGATCATTTACTCAAGAGGGTGATATGAACCCTGGTAAAGTGCCTGTACAGGAAATAGCAAGCGGATCTGGTGGTCAAAAATTACAGTCTTTAATATCTACGTATAATTATTATTTACAAATGATACGTGATGTTACTGGTCTTAATGAAGCCAGAGATGGCAGTACACCTGATTCAAGAGCTTTAGTTGGTATTCAGAAAATGGCTGCTGCAAATTCTAATACTGCAACAAGGCATATATTGGATGCCGGTCTTTTTATAACTGCTCAAACCGCGGAGTGTTTATCATTAAGAATATCAGATATATTAGAATATTCACCATCAAGAGATGCTTTTGTACAAAAAATAGGTGGGCATAATGTCGCTACATTAAAAGAAATGTCCGATTTACACCTTTATGATTTTGGTATATTTTTAGAATTAGCGCCAGACGATGAGGAACGTTCAATGTTAGAAAACAACATACAGACAGCTCTGTCAGCTGGCCTTATAGATCTATCCGATGCAATTGACATAAGAGAAATTAAAAATATAAAGTTAGCAAATCAAGTTTTAAAAATACGTAGAAAGCGTAAGCAAGAGCAAGACCAGCTAATACAGCAGCAGAATATACAGGCTCAAGCGCAAGCAAACGCGCAAGCTCAAGAAGTGGCTGCCGCCGCTGAAGTACAAAAGAATCAAGCTTTAACGTCTCAAAAAGCTCAGCTGTTACAAATGGAAAATAATTTTGAATTGCAAAAAATGCAAGCTGAGGTTGCAGCTAAAAAAGAATTGATGGCTCAGGAATTTCAATATAATATGCAATTAAAAGGTGTAGAGACATCAGGTCAAGCACAGAAAGAAACGCAAAAAGAAGACAGAAAAGACGAAAGAACAAAGCTACAAGCAACCCAACAAAGCCAACTTATAGAGCAAAGAAAAAACAATACACCTCCTCAAAACTTCGAATCTAGCGGAAACGATATTATTGGCGGAGGATTTGACTTAGGTTCCTTCGAGCCTAGGTAATAATAATAGTAATAATTATATAATATTTTATCATGTTAGAAAACCAAGAAGAGGTTCTTGACTCCCAAGAGGAAGTACAAGAGCAAGCTGCTGCTGAAAATAAAGCACCAGAGCAAAATGTAGATTCACCTGTATCCCAGGATGATGAAGGCACAATAAAAGTAGATTTTACTAAACTCAATAAAGAAGAAAATGCCGTTCAAGAGCAAAGCGCAGATGACAGCGATGTTGTTATCGGAGAATCCCAAGACAGTAGCAACAGCGAAGAAGTGGTTGAAGAAGTACGGGAGCCCGAACAAGAAGAATCAGCTGTTCTCGAAGAAGTAACTGAAGAAGAAGTTGTTGAACAAGTAGAGGAGCTCACTGAGCAAGTTGAGCAGGCTATAGTTGAGGCTGATGCCGGCATTGATTTACCAGAAAATATTCAAAAAGTTGTTGACTTTATGAATGACACGGGAGGAAGTCTAGAAGACTATGTAAAACTCAATACCGATTATTCTGCATTAAACGAAGCGCAGCTTATTAAAGAGTATTATGAAACCACTAAGCCTCACTTAGATAAAGAAGACATAGAACTTCTTATGGAAGACTTTTCATATGACGAAGAGTTAGATGAGCCAAAAGAAATACGTAAAGCTAAAATTGCTTTTAAAGAAGAAGCTGCTAAAGCAAAGCAACATCTTGAAAAAATTAAAAACAATTATTACGAAGAAATTAAAGCTGGATCAAAATTAAATCCAGAACAACAAAAAGCCGTTGACTTTTTTAACAGGTACAATAAGGAACAAGAAACTGTTAAAAAGGAAAACGAACAACAAGCAAAAATATTTTTACAGCAAACTGATACTGTTTTTAGTGAGAATTTCAAAGGTTTTGATTATTCTGTTGGAGACAAAAAGTATAGGTTTAAAGTTAAAGATACCACAGAGGTTAAAGACACTCAAAGCGATATCAATAATTTCGTCAAGAAGTTCTTGAACGACAAAAATGAAATGATAGACGCTAAGGGATATCACAAATCTCTATTTACAGCAATGAATGCTGATGCTATTGCTAATCACTTTTACGAACAAGGTAAAGCTGATGCAATGAAAAGCAGTATTGAAAAATCTAAAAACGTAGATATGGATCCGAGAGGGACTCATGAAAAAGTTACTACGGCAAATGGTTGGCAAATACGTGCAGTTCCAAACGATAGCGTTAGTGGTTCAAAGTTGAAAATTAAAAAAAGATAATTAACCATTAAAAAATAAAAAAATGGCATTTGCAACAACGCCGGCAACGCTGGCAAACTTAAGTCACTTAACCCCACGCCCTATTAAAGGGTTGTTCGGTGACAACTATCTTTCTGTAGGAGAGATGGATTTTACACAACAATTTCTACCTGAAGTATACGAAAAAGAAGTAGAGAGATACGGTAACCGTACTATTTCTGGATTTTTACGTATGGTTGGGGCTGAAATGCCTATGGCTTCTGATCAAGTAGTATGGTCTGAGCAAGGCCGCTTACACATCGCTTATGATGACGTAGAGGTAGTAGATACAACTAACCTTACATTCCCAGTTGGTCACTTGATTGGGCCAGGAATGACAATCGTTGTGTCTAAAGGATTTACAACTCAAAAAGCTTATGTAAAGACCGTAACAGGGCAAAATGTAGAAGTAGACACTTACGGTGAAGTATCTGGTATTACAGTTACCGGTGCTGACGTAAAAGTATTTGTTTACGGATCTGAATACTCTAAAGGGACTTCACAAGCTGGTAATTCAGTTGACGCTTCTTTCACAACTTTCAACAACAAACCAATTATCTTGCGTGACAAGTATAATGTAAACGGTTCTGATGTTGCTCAAATTGGTTGGGTAGAAGTAACTACTGAAGCTGGAACATCTGGTTACCTTTGGTACTTAAAATCTGAGCACGAAGCTCGTATCCGTTTCGAAGATCAACTTGAAATGGCTATGGTAGAGGCTGAGAAATCATTAAACATTGACGGAACGACAAGAGATATTGCGCAAGCCGCTGGATTTGGTGGTGGTGGAACAATAACTGGTTCTGACGGTTTATTCTCTGTGCTTGAAACTCGTGGTCTTGTATATAATGACGCTGATTTTGGAGCTGCTGGCACTGGTGGTGCACCAAGCCCAGGTTTAGGTGAATTTGATACTATTTTAGCTGAGCTAGATAAGCAAGGAGCTATCGAGGAAAACATGCTTTTCTTAGATAGAACAACTTCTTTGTCTATTGACAATATGCTTGCGCAGCAAAATACTTACGGAGCTGGCGGTACATCTTACGGTGTATTTGACAACTCTGCAGATATGGCGTTGAACTTAGGGTTCTCTGGATTCCGTAGAGGTTCTTATGACTTCTATAAAACTGACTGGAAATATCTAAACGATTCTACTACTCGTGGACTAGTTGCTGATGTGGATGGCGTTTTGGTACCAGCTGGAACTTCAACAGTTTATGATCAACAATTAGGAAAAAATATCTCACGACCATTCCTACACATCCGCTACAGAGCTTCTGAAGCTGATGACCGTAGATTAAAGTCTTGGGTAACTGGTTCTGTTGGTGGTAACTTCACAAGTGACGCGGATGAAATGAATGTTCATTTCTTATCTGAAAGAGCGCTATGTGTACAAGCTGCTAACAACTTCGTATTGTTGAAATCAACAGTCTAGTATTACTTTAATGTAGTAATTACCCTCGTTGAATCTACGGGGGTAGTTATTACCTTTATTAACATTTTTATTATATTATATTATGGCTAAGAAAGCTAAAGCAGAAGAATCAATTGAGGTTGCACCTCAACCAACTAGTGCAAAAAATGCACCAGTTCAAAAACCCGCAAAACCAACGTGGGAAATTAAAGATAGATTATACACGTTAAAAAGCAATAAGCGACCTTTAGTATTCACAATACCTTCAAGGCATACGGCTAAGCGGCCGTTACTTTGGTTTGACGAAGAGCAAGGGTATCAAAGAGAGCTAAAATACGCCACCAATCAAAGGTCTCCATTTGTTGATGAACAACAAGGGCCAGCTACACTAGGTAGGATTGTAATGAGAGATGGCGCGCTGCGTGTACCAAAAGAAAACCAAGTTTTACAAAAATTACTTTCTTTATATCATCCATTTAGAAATGAAGTTTACGAAGAATACAAACCAGCCCAACAAGCTGCAAACCAATTAGATTGGATTGAAGCGGAAATAGCGGCTTTAAATTTAGCTAAATCACTTAGTGTTGATGAGTTAGAAGCTATATTAAGAGTTGAGTTTGGTAATAAAGTAAACGAACTGTCTAGCAGTGAATTAAAAAGAGACGGGCTAATTTTTGCCAAAAGAAAGCCATTGCTATTCTCAGAGCTAGCTCAAGATGACAACGTGCAATTAAGAAACTTTGGTATTAAAGCGGTTGAAGCTAGAATTATTCAGCTATCCGCGGATCAAAGAACATTTACATATGGTGATGCCAAAAGAAAACTTTTAACTATACCGTTTGATGAAAACCCATATTCAGCGTTAGCTGCTTGGTTTAAAACAGACGACGGCGTTGAGGTTTACAAGGCAATTGAAAAACGACTTTAATAGTCACTCATAGTGGTTAAGCCATCTTTGAGGTGGCTTAATTACTATAAATAATAGAATATGGCTGTAAGCATAGATACTGTTTATCAAAGAGTATTATCAATACTCAACAAAGAACAACGAGGGTATGTTACGCCTCAGGAATTTAATTTATTTGCAAATCAAGCGCAGTTAGATTTATTTGAGCAATACTTTTACGATATAAATCAATTTGGTAGATTACCAGGTAATGATACTGAATATTCAGATATGCTAAAGTTACTTGATGAAAAAATAGCTATATTTGAAACACGTGATAATCTAGTGTATTCAATAGCAGATAGTTCATTTATACTGCCGCAAAATATGTACCGCCTTGGTACTGTAATATATAAAAATTCTACAACAAGATTAATACTAGATCCTGCTCTAGGGCCAGAAACGCCTCAAACAACGATAGAAGAAGTTACTGTAGAAAGGATTAATGCAAATGAGTTTTTATATATAAATTCTTCTCCACTTACAAAACCCAAAAACGTTAGACCTATATATGTGGCCGATAACAGAGGCCTTAAAGTATATGGAGATCAAGAAATACAACTAGATGTAGATTTAACGTATATAAAGCAGCCTGCTAAAGTTGAATGGAAATATCAAATGGTATTAGGTGAAGCTTTATATGATTCAACATATTCCGTTGATTTTGAACTGCACGCCTCCGAGGAAACTGAATTGGTTATAAAGATACTTGAGCTAGCAAGTTTAGCAGCAAAAGAGTTAGCCGTTAATCAGCTCGCAACACAAGAAGAGGTTAGGAATACACAACAAGAAAAATCATAATAAATGGGATTACTTACTCAAAATAACGAACAATATTATCTCGGTGCAGATGGCCAGTGGAACAGTTGGGATGAAAATTACGGTGATTACCAATTTACTACAATAAAAGATGTTATTAACAACTTTATGATTTCTTATGTAGGCGAAGGTAAAATAATTAGTAAATTAAAAAGAACTGATGTTTTATTCCATGCAATGCGTGGCATACAAGAATTTAGTTTTGATATTTTGCCATCAAACAAATCCGTTGAAATAGAAATAGGACCTCAGCTGTATTTTGTTTTGCCACAAGATTATGTTAACTACGTAAAGCTAACGTGGAACGATAACGGTGTGGAACGTATTATATACCCTACATCAAAAACAAGCAATCCTTTGCCAATATTACAAGATCATAATTATGAATATTTATTTGATCAGCAGAATAGAGAAATTTTAGAGTCGCAAGAATCTAATACATGGCATGACTTCAGGCAACGTGGCAATGGTGACGGTAATGATTTAAGCGAACGCGAATTAGATTTAATTAAAAGAGGTAACATTGGACAAAGATACGGTTTAGATCCGCAATACATGCAATCTAATGGTGTGTTTTTTATAGACCCAATACAGGGATTAATTAGGTTTAGCTCGGATATGGTAAATCGCATTGTAACTCTAAAATATGTTTCTGATGGATTGGCTACAGATGAAGAAATGGTAATTCATAAGTTAGCTGAAGAAGCTTTATATAAATATATTGCTTACGCTATTTTATCTGTTAGGCCAAACATACCAGAATATGTTGTACAAAGATTTAAAAAAGAATCTTCAGCAGCTAAAAGAAACGCTAAATTAAGATTATCAAATATAAAATTAGAAGAGATTACTCAAATAATGAGAGGTAAATCTAAGCAAATAAAACATTAACATGGCAGAATTCTTGCACACCTTTCGTGGCGGTAAAATGAACAAGGACCAAGACGAAAGATTAATACCAGAAGGCCAGTATAGAGATGCTTTAAATTTAGAGATATCCACATCTGAAGGATCGGATACGGGTGCTTTACAAAATATAAAAGGTAATACTGAGATTTTAAACAAAACATATAATCCATCTACATCTTCGTTTATAGAATGGGGAAGTGATTATATTAATAGTTTAACTAATGCCATATGTATAGGCAGCTTTGTAGACACGTTAACTAATAAAATATATTGGTTTATAGCTTCTGACGAAGTTAGTGTTGTGGCACAATTTTCAGACTCAGATAAAACTGTTTCGCCTCTCTTGGTTGAAAACAAGGCAATATCAAACTTTTTAAACTTTAGAAAAGAAAACCTAATAACTGGTGTAAGTGTTATAGATAATGTTTTATATTGGACAGACGATCAGACTGAGCCTAAAAGATTGAACATTGCTGACTTTCAAAATTCCACCCCTAATTTTACAACTCACTCTAAAATATACAGCAGAGACTTTGTAGAAGAAGATATTACTGTAATAAAAAAATCCCCATTAACCTCTCCTAATATAGCAATGTTTGCTAGCGTTATTGGTGGTCCAGGTACAGGTATAACTCCTGTAACTTCTGAATACACCGTAACAGATCAAGAGAACTTTACATTTATACCAGCTAATGCTGATCCAGAAGACTACATTTCCATGCCCACCTACGCTGAGGCACAAGAAAATCCAACTAATTATCCTGCTGGGATTACAGGGCAAGTAACTATAACCACTAGTGCCGCTCCAACTTGGGCTGCGGGAAGCATAGTAAATTTAGTGGGCAGCCGCATAAACGACTCAAACGAAATAAATGAGTTTGGTATTAGAGCAGAAGTTGTTTCTGGATCAGGAACTACTTCTATTACTATAAATATTTTATCCATATCTCAAGACATAATTAAAGCTTATGATGATCTTGGCAATATAGAGCCGATTGTTTGGGAAATTTTATTGGAAGAAGATGCACCTATGTTCGAGTTTAGGTTTGTACGTTTTGCGTACAGATGGAAATACAAAGATAATCAGTATTCTACTTTTTCGCCCTGGACAGAACCAGCGTTTTTAGGTAATGAATTTAAATATGTATCGTCTGACGCTTACAATATTGGTATGACCAATAATATAAGAAAGCTAGATATATTAGATTTAACCTGGGGTAATGACGATGTTAAAGAAATTGAGATTCTATATAAAGAGTCTATATCTAATGCTGTTTATTTGGTTGATACAATTGACGATAAATCAATAACTTCTTTTAGTATAAAATCTGAGATTATTGGCGCAGTAGTTGATTCTAATCAAATAATAAGGCCATGGGACAACGTGCCTCGCAAAGCCAAAGCGCTAGAGATAACAAAGAATAGGATAGTGTACGGTAATTATCTGCAGAACTATAATGTACCTGCCGTAATAGATATTAGTGTAGATAAGCAAAC